TACCGTTTTTATTCCATGGTTTTAGTTCAATATTAAAATATTTTCTAAACCTGTCATCTGAAACTTTTAATAGTTTTTTAATACAATGTTCGTTTTTTGTTATTCTTAACCAGTGAGGACTGTCATGAGCATTTGTAAAGTATCCATGATCCATAAAATAAAAATCTCTATTTTCTTGTTTACACCATTTGTATATTTCTCCTGACCCTGCAAGGATTCCGTACATTGTTAAAGTTTCTGGCGGCAGTTCATTTAAATCTCTAAATTGATAAACCTTATATGGACCTGGTGTTCCGTTAACAAAAGCATCAACGTATCTTTGTGTCCTAGGTTTTGTTGTGTGAATACCTGCTATCATGAATAGAATTTTTCTATAATTTTTATCATTGTTCCGTTAGTTATTTCCTCTGGAGTAAACTGTTGGTAGCATAAAGAATTGATCCATTCGTTAGGCTCTGTATAAAAAGGATTATTAATATCGTTAAGTGTAGTTGAACACACCGGAGCCGCAAAACTTTTTGAATGGCATATTACTGGTATACCTTCACATAACGATTCTAATGCACTTATACTACATGATGTTACTGTACACCATGCATCTTTTAAATCATCTTTAATATGAACATCTGCAACACTTGGTCCCGATGTTCCTTTGCCTCGAGGCTTGCTACGAATTTTTATTGGTCTATCTGTTAACTGTTTTAGTTTTTCTACAGTACTGTTAGTCCACATGGTGTCTTTAATGTATTTGTGAATACCAACAGAACTTGGACAAACAAGAATATGTTTACCATCTTTTCTCAAATTTGAAATGTTTACATCAAACTTGTTTGCTCTGTCGTCTGGACAATTCTTAATGAACCTAGCATGAATATTACTCTTGCACATTCTCCAAAAATGATTATCAGGTTTTAAATTAGCATTGTCAAACCTACCAAAATACGGAGTATCTGCAAACCAATACTGTTGTTTATTTGCTTCAAGTTTGTGTATCATTTCTAAATTATTACCAACAAACCCCCAAAACATAGAGTTTGCAAGAGCCGTTTTTGCTTTTGAATTATCTAAACAGTTTGTTTCTTCGGGCCACGACTTTAATACACCAGAGAATACTTCCCAGGCTTTACTTTGTAGATTTGTAGTTGGAGCATAAATTGTAAGCATAGTTTAATTATATTTAAATAAAGTATAATATGCAAGTAAAAAACACAGATTCATTAAACTATTTTTTGGATAATTGGGGAGTTATTGATGAGCCAACTACCTATCTAACTCACACTACCCAACAGACTTTCCTAGCATCGTTTGATCAAGCAACAGTTCATACGTTACCTTTCTTAATGACTAACAACGGAAGACTGGTAACCGAACACGTATGGCCTTTAATGTGGAAACAAAAAAACAAACCAAAAAATCATGGCATCTTTACTAACTGGTCAGATACGGTTGACATCACTTTTAATCCAGTGTCTAAAAATTTTAATGAAGCTGAAAAATATGTTTGGTTGCCAATTGATGAATCAAGTGCAAACAACCCATGGCATATTTGGATTGATATAATTGGAAAAATAAGACTAGTTGAAACTAGACTTTCAAAATCTTACAAAGACTTTGTTTACATTATTCCTAATGAAAGTAAGTATCTTGCAAGAGCAATTAAAGATTTAAATTTAGATATTAGATATATTATTATGCCAAAGAACGAAGCATGGCGTTTTAACCAAATATATGTTCCAAGCATGGTTAACTGGAAAGACGGAGTTATACATCCAAAAACTGTTGGGTGGCTTAGATCTAGATTTAAATCTACTACTGCTGACCAAGGACAGTCTAGAAAAATTTTTATTGATAGAGCTGGTGGATCAAGACAGTTAACTAATAAAGAAGAAGTGTTTGCTAATCTCAAAGGTTGGGAAGTGCTGGTGCTTGAAGATATGTCTGTTGACGAACAAGTGTCTGCATTTGCGAATGCTAGTCATGTTGCAGGAACACACGGTGCTGGTCTAGTAAACTTACTATGGTGCAGACCTGGAACTAAAGTAACTGAAATTGTACACAAACATACAGCCAAATATGTTTATCCAAATCTATCTCACCTTTGTGGACTAGATCATACTGTATTGCACGGAGAACCTGTGCCAATATTAAAAGATACTAGACAAAAGAAATTTAAACGAATGAATGATTATAATGATATTAAATTAGATTCTTCAACTTTATTACGGAATCTTTTATAAACTTTGCCAGATCTAATTTCATCAATAGTCCACATCATATAACCTAAGTTATTAAGCCATTGTGTTCTGTCTGGAAACTCTGGAGATTCAATTTTACTAAGATCTGTGTTAGCTACTGGATAACATATTGCAAGATCGCTTGTCACAAAAGTAGGTATTCCTCTAATACAACTATCAACACTTGCAGTTGAATTGTGTGTAACTACTGCATGACAATCGTTTAATGCTGTTTGAAAATGAAATCTATAATTCTTTTTTTCGTCTCCGCTAAATTGTTTTTGTGGAATCATTAATTCTACATCTGCAGGAAACTTATCTCGTTTATCATACATTGCCTGAGCATGGTTTGGATGAGGTCTTGCTATAAATTTTCTTTTAGTTAACGGTCTTAGTTTTTTATAAACATCGTTAAACCATTCAATTGGCTCTAACCCGTTCATTGACCAATTGTCGCTTGGTTGCAACACAAAAATTATTGGAGCATCGTCACTAGATTTTTTTTGCCATTCAAAGTCTTTAATATTGAATATATTTTTCATGTCGTTCCAACGATCGTTGGGAGAATCTTTTTCAAAAAATTCACCGTTTCTCATAGGTGTCCATAACGAAACTCTATATCTGTGTTCTGGAACTCCTGAAGTATTACCAAAACTTGAACATAAACCTCCGTCAAATGTTATTACAACACTTCCGCTTTTCTTTGCATTCTCAACTAGTGTATGTCTTCTGCCTTTAGTATGATGCAGTTGGTTTGATCCACCGTATCCAAACATAACACCAATTGGTGCTGTAATGTTCATTTCGCCGTCTTGTGTTGGGCCAGTCATAGTTTCATTAACTATTTCAACTTCATCTCCTACTGCTTTTACACCTTCAGCAAAATCATATAAAAGCTGATAAGAATCGCCTCTTCTACGATCTTTAACTGTTCTACGGAATATTTGACACTTGATCTTTTTCATTAAATACACTTATAATTATCAAAAGAGAAAACAGATGAGATCATTAACGGTTATAACAACTTTTCCGCCAAACAGATGGGACATTTATGCAAAAAGAATGTTAGAAAGTTTTATTGAATATTGGCCAGACGATGTTGAGTTGCACGTATATTACGAAAAAGTATTGCCTCCAATACAACACGAAAGAATAAAATATTTTGATATTGAAGCTGTTAATCCAGGACTTGTTAAATTTAAACAAAAACATAAAGACGATCCTGTTGCAAATGGCGAGCTACAAGAAATACCAAACGGTGTCAGAAGACTTCCAGAAGCTGGAAAAAATGATAAAGGCAAAGGATCATTTCTTTGGGACGCTGTAAGATTTTCGCATAAAACATTTGCTGTATATCATGCTATAAATCATGTAAAAACAGATTGTTTACTTTGGCTTGATGCTGACACATATACATTTAGACCCATTCCAAAACAATTTGTATTAGATCTACTACCAGAGGATAAGATGGTAAATTATTTAGGTCGTAATAAAAACTATCCAGAATGTGGTTGGGTAACATATAATTTAAAGCATCAGTATACTAAAGTCTTTGTAGATGCATGGATTAACTTATACAATACTGATAATATTTTTAAAGAACTTGAGTGGCACGACAGCTATCTATTCTGGGAAGTACTAAAACGTGTTGCACCTGATCAAGGAGTAGACATTGGAGCAGGTGCCGGAGTTGAAGGGCATCATGTTTTTATTAATAGTGTGTTAGGTGACTATATTGATCATATGAAAGGCAAAAGAAAAGTAAAAGGCAAAAGTTCCAAATCAGATCTAAGAACACAAAGGTCTCAAGAATATTGGCAAAATGTTGAATCTTATAATCCGCTACAAGGCATCAAATTTGATCCAAAACAAACTGATGATATAGTATCTAAAGTAGCAAAAGGAAAACAAGGAAATTAATGAGAATTGCAATCTATCCGGAATTTTCTAGTTTAAATGGCCGACCAATTTTCAAAGCATTAGTTGATCATCTTAGGTCAAAGGGTGAAGAAGTTTTTATTAACGAAGATAAAAATTGTGACGTTGCTGTAATTTGGTCTGTATTATGGCAAGGTAGAATGATTGGAAACAAGGATGTGTGGGATTCATTTCATAGTTCTGGTCGTCCAGTTGTTGTATTAGAAGTTGGTGGTATAAATCGAAATAAATCTTTTAAAATGGGAATCAATGGAATTAATCGAGAGGCAGACTTTGCAAATCAAAATTTTGATGATAAACGTTGGGCAAAATTTGGTATTGATTTACAACCATGGAAACAATCTGGAAACGTTATTGTTGTATGCGGACAACATCACAACAGTCATCAATGGAGAGAAAATCCTGGTATAAAGGCTTACTTCAAACAATGTATTGAACAGATAAGAAGATATACAGATAAACCAATTGTACTTAGACCGCATCCTAGAAATATTGTACATAATTTTCCAGTTGACAGATACAAACACGTAAGACTACAATCACCAAAACGAGATTACTCAACATATGATGACACCGACTTTAAAGGTATCTTAAAATCAACATGGGCTGTGGTAAATCATTCTAGTAATCCAGCTATGGAGGCTGTGTTTGCAGGTATTCCTGTATTTGTTTCAGAAAAAAGTTTATGCTATGATGTTGGCAATTCGGATCTATCAGACATACTGCACCCAGCAATGCCGGCTCGTCAAAACTGGGCACATAAATTATCTTATACAGAATGGTTTGAAGATGAATTTAAAGAAGGCGAACCATGGAGAAGAATTAGAGAAAGATTAGTCGATAGGTACATAAAAAAATAATGGAAGAAGTTAAAGAAATAAAACCGGGTAGAATAGACCCAGATGCTCAAATAGAGTGGACACCTTACGAAGGCGAACACGTAATTGATCGTTTGATTATACGACAGGGTAAAAAGATACAAGAGATTGCATTTAAGCCTGATAGAGTAAAAGCAGTAACGTCTGGTAATGCTTATTGTATTGGTAACGGTCCGTCTAGAAAAGATTTTGATTTAACAACTTTAAAAGACACAGGTCAAACATATGGTTGTAATGCATTGTACAGAGATTTTATGCCAGACTTTTTATTCAGTGTTGATAGGTTTATGTCTATCACTATTGACAAAGATAAAGTTTGGGAAAAAACAATTTGTTATGCACCTAACATTGAAGTAACAAGATCAAAAGAACACTTACATCTTATACCTAACAACCCTCACTGGATATCAGGCTCAGCCGCATTTTGGACAGCGTGTGTTCATGGTCATAAAAATGTTTTTCTAATAGGATTTGATTTTAGAGAATATGGCAAGGGACAACTAAACAACATCTATCAAAGCACAGAGAATTATGGTGATAGACACGGTGATACTATTTTTGAACCATGGCTATATCAGTATAGAAGTATTTGTAAAATGAGACCATATGTTAACTTTACAGTAGTTCATGACAATGCACCGGATTATATCCATGCAATACCTTTTGAAAATCACAAAATAATAAGTTATAAAGAATTTAACGATACAGTTTTAAACCAGTCTGCTTAAACGTTTTTCTAAACGAATAGAAGTTAGCATTATGGTTTGAATAAGGATCTTTCATAACAGTCATTTGATATAGATGGACCATTTCATGAGCCAATGTTTCAATGAAATCTTTCCATGTTGGAAACTTACAATGCAATTCCAATCTAAAAAATACATCTGCTTTTTCGTACGGTATAACTCTTTGATCAAATGTACCTTTTCTACACTGTCTATTATCCCAGTCAGCAATACATCTGCCCCAATCATGATGAAGTTTTTTTACAGAAATTGGGCACATAGATAACTTGCTATTAAACATACCTCTGTTTAATATGTGGAACCAATTATTTGCTAGAGCAACTGTAGGTTTAAATCCTTTAATGTTTTTACGTCTAAGTTGAGCATTGAATAACTTAACTTTTAGTGCTTTTGCATGACTTTTAAACTGTTTTTTCATAGGTTGACAAGTTTACCATTTGTGTTATACTGTTTACTATATACTTAATTATCAGAAAAGACTATGTCATTATCACATCAGATATCACCTAAAACAGTTAACGATTGCATAGATATATTAGCATATAATGAATATATGTGGGAAGGCTTTACTCCTCACAATAAAGATCGTCAAACTATTAGCTCTTTAGCAGAGTCTACGTATCCATGGACTGAAAAGCAAGGTGGACTTGCTCTGCGAGTTGTTAAACGATATAAAACATTGTTTTCAAAATTTGATCTAGATATTACTAAACTGTGTGATAAGCCAATATATCGTGATCCTTTTAGAGTTATTGATTACAGTCTAAGTATCCAAAAATATGAAGACGAGTTTGGTACATGGGTTGAAATGAGATTTCCATATGATGTAAAATTAATTGCATTAATGCGTTGCCTTAAAAATGATAAAGGTTTACCAGATGGATATCTATTGTACAACGGAGAAGAAAAGAAATGGGTATGTAAACACGTTGACGTTGTCGTGTACTGGCTTACACTAATTGCAATACGTTATGACTTTAAATTTATAACTGAAGAATTGCTTGACGAGTATGATGAAATTAAAAAAGAAAAAAAGGAATTTAATATACCAACTGTATCTTTTGAAACAGGAACTATATCGTTTAAAAATATTACAGAAGGACTAGAAGAACATTGGAATAATACTACAAAGAATAAACCTGATATTATAAAAATTGATATGTTAAAAGATTTTGGGTTCAATGTTGACCTTAATACTAAAAACGAAACATTAACAAATAAAGTTGCTTTCAGTAGCTCTACTAACTATTTTATTAACTCTACAAAATATGCCAGAGACGAGATGTTTGAAATGTTTGATAACTTAGATATGTTTCCACTGTTAGTACCAGTTAGTGGAACTCCGGAACATCAAACAGACGTACAAGAGTGGCTTAATTGGGTTGGGTTTTTAACAAGCAGATATGGGGAAAATAGTTTTGCATTTGGCTTTGATATCCCACAACCTCAACTTCCTCAAAAAGGTAATAATGACGAAGAACCATTTTTTGCACGTGGAAAGAGTGAAAAATGGTTTGAAGAAGAAATGGAAAAGTATAAACCTTTATATGATTTGTATCTCCATGTTAAATCACACAAATGGATTGGTAATGAAACTAAATGTATCTTTATTAGAAATAGAATACCAAAAACACTTACTGTATCTGAAATTAAATGTAAAGCAAGTCTTATGACAATCGGCGGCGGACAATGGGCACCACACTCTGAAATTATCAAGACAATGGTTGATAATACAAATAAAAGAGTGTATTATAGTACAAGTAGCCCAATTGGAGAAAACGTAACCGCATTATGAGTTCATGTAAATTAATTATTAAAGACGAAGTAAACATAAAATTTGAGGATCTTTCTCTCGACTGGAGAAAGAAATTGTCAAATAAATTTAAATATGAAATTCCGTACGCCAGACATTTGCCGGCTGTTAAGTTAGGTAGATGGGACGGTAAGGTATCATTTTTTGGCTTAGGAGGAACATCGTATCTAAATTTGCTAGATCAAATACTTCCAGAACTAGAAAATGCAGGAGTTTATGTTAATTTAGAAGACAGAAGAAAACAACACAACTTTGAGTTTAATGCAATTGATAAAAAATATTTGTCAGATATTAAATGGCCTGCTTCGCACCCAATGGCTGGACAATCTATTGAGCTACGTGATTATCAAGTAGAAACTATAAACAAGTTTTTAGAATCTCCTCAGAGCATACAAGAAATTGCAACCGGTGCCGGAAAAACTATTATTACAGCGGCATTATGTAAATTAGTTGAACCATATGGTCGTACATTAACAATAGTACCAAACAAAAGTTTAGTAACACAGACTGAAGAAGATTTTCTTACTTGTAATTTAGACACAGGTGTATACTATGGCGATAGAAAAGAACTTGGAAGATTTAACACTATTGCAACTTGGCAATCATTAAACATATTAGAAAAGAAAAGTAAGGACGAGCATACTGCAGACTTTTTAGAAGCAATACAAGGTATTAACACAATTATAATTGACGAAGTACACATGGCTAAAGCAGATGTACTTAAAAGACTGTTAACAGGACCGTTTGCACATTGTGGCATACGTTGGGGGCTAACAGGTACAGTACCTAAAGCAGACTTTGAATTTATGGGATTGAAATGTTCAATTGGTGACGTAACAAATAAACTTGCCGCAAAAGAGTTGCAAGACAAGGGAGTATTAGCTAATTGTCACGTAAATATTTTACAAACAATAGACTTGCCTGGTTTTAAAAACTATCAAGAAGAACTTAAATGGCTTACAACAGATACAAAACGCATGGGGTGGGTAGCAAAAACAATTCAAGATATTGCAACATCAGGAAATACACTTATATTAGTTGATAGGATTTCAGCAGGAGAATTGCTAAATCAATCAATACCCGATTCAGTTTTTATATCTGGCTCAACAAAAAATCCTGAAAGGAAAGAACATTACGATGAAGTCTCAACTGCAAAAAATAAAGTTATCATTGCAACATATGGCGTGGCCTCTGTTGGAATTAATATTCCACGTATTTTTAATCTTGTGCTTATTGAGCCTGGTAAATCTTTTGTTAGGGTTATACAGTCTATAGGAAGAGGCATTAGGAAAGCCGAAGATAAAGATAATGTACAAATTTGGGATATTACCAGTAGTTGTAAATTTGCAAAAAGACATCTTACACAAAGAAAAAAGTTTTACAAAGAGGCCAATTACCCGTATAATATAGAAAAAATAGATTGGGACAAATAAAAATATGAAAATACTAACATTAGAAAATGTACCATACACACTTGAACGAATACCTGAGTATGTTAATGACGACTTAAGATTTGCAGTACTTGATAATAGTAATCCTGCTGATCCAGATTATTTTTGGATTCCGTTAATATTCTTAGAATCGTTCAATGCACCAGCGGCTGTATTACAGATTGGAAAATACAAAATTAAAATGCCATTGGATTGGAAGATGATTGTTGGAGAACCTGAACAAGGAGAATTAAACGTACTGCCAATTACAAGTTTAAATGATCGAGGGTTTGATGCTTTTCTTTTTAATCCACTAACAAGCTCAAAGCCAGATTTTGCAGAGATAGATATTGTTGACATCTATCAAGAAGTTAAATGGTATTTTCCAAAAGTTAAAACGGGTCAAATTTTAGCTGTGCCTTTAGAAAATAAAAGAAAACCTCAATGTGCTTATTTTGTAAAAGATATCTCTAGACAGTGTGAAAATATTGACTATGGATCTGTATGGTAAGAAAGAGCAAATATGTAACTGTGCAGGCACCTGTATTAATGTTATATGTTGGCAAAAAGAAAGATCCGGTTTGGATGGACAAAGAATGGTTGCCTGATTTTTTTGATCAGATAAACAATATGAAAACTAAACCAAAGAGTATGCATTATTTAAAAGACAATCAAATAAAATTAGAATTTAACAACCCAAACGAAGCAATGATATTTAGGTTACAGTATGAAAAAAGAACACAAAAGAAAATTTTTTGAATTAAAGCCAGGACTTGAGGCTGTTGATTATCGTAATAAAGATTATTATGATCGAATTGATGATCATGAAAAGACTCTATACTCTCCTTATATGCTTATGCGATATGTTTCAAATATTGCATCTAATGAAAAATTTTACAAAGAACACTATGTAGAAATGACAAACGAAGTTGTTAATAAACATTTGTTTACATTATCAGGCAAACATAAAAAACTGTGTTGGATGTTAACTGCAATGTGTGGAGCGTTATCAAAACAGTTTCACCCATGGATAAAACCTATGAAAAAAGTTCCTAATAAAAGTTTAGTTAAATTGCAAAAAATATTCCCCACTGCTAAAGATAGCGATCTTGAAACACTAGATAAAATTATTACTGACCGAGAGCTTGAAGATCTAGAGAGGGACCATGGATACTCCGATTAACGTTTGTCCATATTGTGGCAAAGGCTTTTCAAAAGCAAGAACACTTCAGGTACATCTATGTGAACCAAAGCGAAGGCACCTGCAAAAAGATGAAAAATGGGTAATAAATGGCTTCATGGTATTTCAAAGATTTTATCAAATACACCAAAATGCAACTAAACCTAAATCATATGAAGACTTTTGTAAGTCACCATACTACAATGCATTTGTAAAATTTGGTCGATACATGATGCACATCCACCCATTGTATCCTGAAAAATATATTGATTATATTATAATGTCAAAAGTAAAACTTGATCACTGGGCAAGAGATGATTTATATGAAACATATTTAATTGATACTCTTAAACTAGAACCACTAGAAGCGGCACTACAAAGAGCTATACAAACAATGATGGAATGGGCTGAAGAACAAAATGCACAATGGTCAGATTATTTTAGATTGGTTTCTACACCAAGAGCTGTACATGATATTACTCGTGGAAAAATAACTCCATGGTTAGTTTTAGGTTGTGATCCAGGTAAAAAAATGTTAAACTCATTTACTGATGAACAATTAGAAATTGTTGAAAGGTTTTTAGAGCCAGAATTTTGGACTAGTAAATTTAAACAGTATCCAGCAGATCATATGTTTGTGCAAGAAACTGTAAGAGGAGCAAAAATTGAGTAGAATAGAAAGTGAAATAGCAGACGGAATGTCAATTGAACCAGGTGACTGTATTATTGTTATTAAGAAAGATGGCAGTGTTGGCAAGGTTGTAATGCCAGAAATGACTGCACATATGACAAATTCAGTTGCTTATAAAAAGTTATTAGATGTGTTAGATATACTACAACCTGGTGCAAAAAAAGAATTTAAAGATTATAATAAAAGAAAGTTAAACTAATGCCTGATGTAGATATTGATTTTTTTGATAGAGATGGAGTGTTGTCATTATTCAAACACACATCAGCAACTATGATAAAAAAAGAAATTCATGAAAAGCACAAAACAGGAATATACTTTCATGCTATTCCTATAAATCCGCAAACTAAAAACTCAAGTTTTGATTACAAGCAGGCAGAAGGTAGAGGATATTTTAAGATTGATCTATTAAATGTTTCTGTGTATGAAAATGTAAAATCTGAACAAGACCTTGTTGAACTTATGGTTAAAGAACCAGACTGGGAAATGTTAAATGATCCAACTATTGTGGATAAACTGTTTCATTTAAATGGTCATTATGATATTGTTAAAAAGCTAGAGCCTAAAAACGTAGAACAACTTGCGGCTGTACTAGCTATTATACGTCCTGCTAAAAGAGGATTAATGTATAAAGATTGGCAGGATATAATGAACGATGTTTGGGTAAAACCCAAAGACGGTAGTTATTTCTTTAAGAAGTCACACGCCATTGCTTATGCTCATGCAATCGTAGTACAGATGAATTTAATAGCACGTGCTAAATATAGTTTTGATGCACCATCAGAAAACGAAAAAAAGAATCCTTAAAAAACATAAGAAATCCAAATTATCTTTACAATCTGAACTTGATTCGTATCAGGCTAATAGTCCTTTAACGAAATATTTTGAGAAGGTTTGTGGGATTAATAGTACAGCTAAAATTAAGTAGGCTTACGCATTAACTGGATAGTTCTTCGTTTTATTCTTTTCTTTGCTATATCATCCAAACGTACTGTAGGTCCGTGTACTACTTGAGTGTCTTTTCCACTTAATGTTATTAGTGTAGTTTTAAAATATTTAAAGTCTTTCTTAAGGAATATATTAATAGGTATTTTTCTATTAGATTCCCACCACCATGATTCACCTAAGCTCAAATACAGCTCTTTGTCTTCAATTGTGATTAATCTACCATAGTCATAGAAGCTTATAACATTGGTATCTTGGTTCTGTACAATTCCAACATATTCTAAATCACCCTTTTTAACAAGCGATAAGAAAGGAAATTTTGTTCCTAGTTTTTTAAAAATTTCGTTCATTCAATTCCAATAAATACTGTTAAATATGTATTATGCAAACAGTGTCAAGGTATTTAATAAACAATTTGGTAACAGCTACAATAAGTGGTTATCATGGAAGGAACTCAAAGGTGTACGATCGTAGGCTCAAAATATATAAAGGAGTTACAAATCCGCTGACTTTTACGTTTAAAAACGAAGATCAAAAAGCTCAGACAATAACTTCAAAAACGTATGAATTTAACATGATTGATACAGAAAGTAAAGCATCTGTGTTAACAAAAAATTTAACAGTAATTGATGACGGAAGTTCGCTCTCAACAAAAGGACAAGCATCAGTAAGTGTAACTGCTGGAGATTTATTATCACTTGATGCTAAATTTTATTCTTATGCAATACGTGAAGTTAAATCAGATAACTCACGTGAAGTAACATATGCAGATACTGGATACAATGCCGCAGGTACAATTGAATTACTTGTTGGAGCATATCCAGAAGTTGTAGATAGTGTAACAGTACAAGAAGGATTTACTGCATTAACAGGATCAGCAACTGCAAAAGCATCTGGTTCTATATATGCATATCCAGGAGAAAACAATAATATTGCACTTCATACAGTTGCAGTATATGGCACAGGATATAGTGGTTCGTTTGAAATTGAAGGAACACTTAAAGAGTCTCCATCTACGAATGATGATTGGTTTAGAATCAGTAGAAACCAAATTAGTTCACTGTCTGGTATTACCTCTTATAACTTTACTGGCGTTTACCAATACGTTAGATTTATCACAGATAAAGATTCTGGTAACACAGGATCGGTTGACAAAATCCTTTATAGACATTAAAATATAAACTATGAACCTGATCCAGTCGACAATTCTGAATTCCTTACCTGCGAACAAAAAGAAGACTCCTTCGGGTTGGATTTCATTTAATGCTCCTTGCTGTATACATAATGGAGAAAGTGCTGACAAAAGAAAAAGAGGCGGAGTTATGACTTCAGCTGATGGCACAATATCATATCATTGTTTTAACTGTGGTTGGAAAAGTTCGTTTGCTCCCGGTAGAAAACTTTCAGCAAATTTAAGAAGACTATTAGGATTTTTAGGAGTGTCGGATACTGAAATTAAAAAATTATCAATCGAAGCATTAAAACTAGAAGGTGTTGAAGCCCAATGGCAAGAAAAGAAAAAATTTGTATCATTTGAAAAACGACCGTTACCAAAAAATTCACATAAGTTAGATATTTGGTTAGAAAAATATATTGCAAAAGATTTAACAGATCCTCAATTTAACAAGATAGATAGTTTATTAAATTATTTAAAACAACGAGGAGTAGATCCAACTTGGTATGATTTTATGTACTCATCTGCTTTACAGTTTGATTTTAACCACAGAATTATTATTCCGTTCTATTGGAAAGGTGATGTTGTTGGTTACACTGGTAGAATATTCACAGAAGCAAAAAAGGTAAAATATTATACTGAAGTACAACCTGGGTATGTTTTTAATATGGATGCACAGGATTGGTCTAGGAAATTTGTTATTGTAACAGAAGGTCCATTTGATGCTATTGCAATTGGTGGTGTATCTATACTAGGATCAGAGATCAGTGATGTACAGAAAGAACTAATACAAGGACTCAACAGAAGAGTAATTGTTGTACCAGATAGAGATGCTCCTGGGCAAAAATTGATAGATCAAGCAATCGAAAACAGATGGAGTGTTGCTTTTCCAACATGGCAAGAAGAGGTTGCAGATGTGGCCGATGCTGTGTTAAAATATGGAAGATTATATACTATGCAATCAATATTAAAAACAACAGAGTCTAATAAATTGAAAATTAATTTAAAAAGGAAAATGAATGCCTGATTATACACATGATGTACAAAAGTTGTATATGGAAATGATGCTGGCAGATGCAGAATCGTTTGCAAGAGCACAAAACATTTTTGAACCTTTGAACTTTGATCGTAAGCTACAACCAGTAGCAAAATTTATTAAAGATTATGCTGAAGAATATAAAGTTATGCCAGAGGTTGAACAAGTAAATTCTAAATTTACAGTAGGCTTTAAATCAGCAAAAGATCTAGATCCAAATCACTTTAATTGGCTATTAGACGAGTTTGAAACATTTTCAAGACATAAATCTTTAGAAAGAGCAATTCTTCAATCTGCAGACCTTTTAGAAAAAGGAGATTATGCACCAGTTGAGGATATGGTTAAAGATGCTGTTAACATTGGCTTAACAAGAGATCTTGGAACAGACTACTTTGCAGATCCAAAAAGTAGATTGGAGTTATTAAAAAACTCCAACGGTCAGGTCAGTACAGGCTGGAACAATTTAGATAAGAAACTGTTCGGTGGATTTAACCGAGGAGAACTAAACATTTTTGCAGGCGGATCAGGTGCAGGTAAAAGTTTATTTCTACAGAATCTTGCAGTAAATTGGTCACTGGCTGGCCTTAACACCGTTTACATTAGTTTTGAATTAAGCGAAGGACTTACTGCAATGAGACTTGATGCAATGATGACTAATATGCCAACAAGAAAAGTTTTTCCAGAAATGGATACTGTTGAAATGAAAGTTAAGATGTTAGCCAAAAAAGCTGGTGCATTACATATCAAATATCTATCTAGTGGGAGTACTGTGCTTGATATTAAATCTTACATTAAAGAATTAGAATTAAAAACAAAGAAAAAAATAGAATGTATTTTAATAGATTACTTAGATCTAATGATGCCTAAGAGTAAAAAGATATCGCCAGCAGATTTGTTTATTAAAGACAAATATGTTTCAGAAGAACTTAGAAACTATGCAGTAGAAAGTCAGCTACTAATGGCAACAGCATCTCAGTTGAACAGAGCATCAGTAGAAGAGATTGAGTTTGATCATTCGCATATTGCAGGAGGACTTTCAAAAATCCAAACAGCAGATAATGTAATTGGTATTTTTACTAGTAGAGCAATGAAAGAGCGTGGAAGATATCAAGTACAATTTATGAAAACTAGATCCAGTTCTGGAGTAGGACAAAAAGTTGATTTGGAATTTAATATTGATAGTTTAAGAATATCTGATTTAAGTGAAGAAGAAGCACAGAGCTTTAAAGAAAATAAAAGTAGCATATATGATTCATTAAAACAAAAATCTAAAGTTACTCCTGGGACACCTGTAGAGCCTGATCCTAGAAAAGGTGAAAGTGTAGGCAAAGTAAAAGCAGAAGTAGAAGGTGGAAAATTACGTCAACTACTAAACGAACTACACTCTGATGAAGAGCTTTAGCCACAACGGTTGACATCACTACAATTTTAATATAAATTACTAGTAATACTGAATCATGTTGGGGAATCAAGGTGTAATTCCATGGCTCTTCCAGGAACCGTAAAGTCGGAGTGCCAACCAGTATAAGTCCGCTGTCGAGCGAGGGCCTGGGAAAGTCTAGTTCTACAATGTAAAGTTAACAGTGGCATTAACGTTAACACGTTTAATGAGAACTGTTATGAAAAAAACAAAACAAAAGATTGTGTTATTCTTCTATCTCGTAGGCTTGATTGCCTTGAGTAGGATAATACCTCATCCACCAAACTTCACACCTGTACTTGCAATGGCAGTGTTCATGCCATATCTGACACGTGATCTATATTCGGCTATGCTAGTACCATTGTTGGCTATGTTTGTTTCGGATCTTTACTTGGGTTTACATTCAAGTATGTTTTGGGTTTACGCCAGTATCTTGTTAGGCACTACATTGAGTCATTACACAATGTCTATGAAGAAAACGTATGTTCATCTGGGATCCAACGCACTGTTGTCAGCAACAATATTTTTTGTGATAACAAACTTTGCGGTATGGATGTCTGGTACAATGTACCCACCTACACTGGACGGACTAATACTTTGCTACACAATGGCAATTCCGTTCTTTGGCAACACACTGGCAGGTACTTTATTTTACGTTTCTCTTTTGAGTCTTGTGTCCTACTCGGCAACAAACATATCAAGGAGATATACGGACGATGAAGAAAACATTACTAGCAGTCTTAACATTATTGTTTTTCCACACAGGGTCACAGGCAGAGCAATCTAAAGAATGTGTATGGGAGGATAATACTCCATGCATAAAAATAACAAAATTCGTACTGAGAGATCCAAGTGTCCTTACAACAGAATCAATGAGTGTAGACTATATTGATCAGTACACTATTGAGAACACAAACACTATAGATACAGTACAAGCAATAGCCAGAATAACTGGATTGAATGTTGTACAGTCTGGTCCCACAGGACAGCAAACATCAGTGTTCATGAGAGGCATGAACTCTAATCATACAATGGTTGCTATTAACGGTGTTGCAATCAAAGACCATTCTACAACAGGCGGACTGCACGATATAGGTTCTGACTTTATAAAACACGTTACAGGAATACAAGTAGTCAAAGGATCGCAAGGTACACTGTATGGTGCTAACGCAGTTGGTGGAGTAATAAACTTTATAACAACAGACAGTTATGCCAACAGCATATCTACAACAATAGGATCCAACAACACCAAAGGTATAACACTCAAGATACACAGAGATATCAACAATCATTCTATCAGCATGATAGCGGACGGAACAAAATCTGATGGTATATCTATTGCACCGGCTGGAACAGAGAAAGATGGATTTGATGCAAACAATATTACAGTTAACACAAAAAGTAAGTATGATGGTCTTGAAATAAGATCAACATTGATCAGAAGAACAAGTGATTCAGATCTAGACGCTAGTGGCAGTGACGACCTTGACTACACTGCTGAGAGTGATATGAATCTTTATCAACTGTCAAGCAAGGTAGACAATAGTCTTGGGTTTTACAACATTACATTTTCTCGTACAGAGTACGACAGAGAGTATGTTAATGGCACAGAGGTAGACACATATGATTCTACTAGTAACACTGTGTTGTTAACAAATACTATACTGAAAAACAAGTATGACATCACACCAGGCATAGAGTATGAATATTTTGATGGTTCATTCAACAACACTGGAAGTTACACTGCCAAAGTAGACACTAATGGCGAGAACATAGGATACTTTGTTAACGGTAACTTTATAGCATCAGACAAGTTGTTAGTGTCAGCAGGTATCAGACAAGATGATCCAAGTCTGTTTAGTGACTACACCACATACAGACTGGGCGGAACTTACGACCTAACAGGCGCATTGAAATTAAAGAGCAACTATGCAACATCTGTGAAGACTCCTACCCTGTATGAAATGCACGGTTCCGACAACTACGGTTACAACGGAAACCCAAACCGACAGCCAGAAGAGGCAGAGACAATGGACATTGGATTTGAATACAGTTTCAACAACAGTGTGTTGGACGTTGTTTACTTCACAACTGATTTACAAAATCTAATAACGTATGGTAACAGCACATACTCCAATGCTTCGGGCACATCAAACAGACATGGTGCAGAAGTGAAGTTCAACAGTCTGATTGCTGAAAATGTTTATTGGAGAAACAATGCAACATGGACAGTAGCAGAGGACAGTACTAACACTTCAGTAACTAGAAGACCAAAATGGTTAGGACTAACTGCTGTTGATTGGAACATGGACAAGTGGACTAACACTGCAGAGTATCTGTACACAGGAGAACACCTGGACATAGACTCTACCACTTATGCAACAATAATGAAACCATCAGTTGGTGTTGCAAATTTCCATACAAACTATCAAATAAACGATAAGTCTAATATAGTGTTCTCATTGAACAATGCACTAGACGAAACGTACGAAAGACCAGATGGTTATGCACAACATGGAAGGAATATGCTGTTGACATACAAACTGAAGTTCTAGTATAATTTGTATATAAAATGAAAGAAACATTAACCGAGCAAGAGTACTTAGAAACATTTGTTAAAGAATTACATAACGAAATTGAATTGGATAAGCAAAAAGCATTCATGCACAAAAAGATGTACGGAACGTGGACAGCAGAAGAAATTATTAATGCAATGAAAAGTATATGTCCAGAGGCATGGGGGAACAAAGCGATGCAATCGCGTAAAAATAATTTTGCGTAAAGCGTAAATTTTAGAAATGCGTAAGCGTAAATAAGCGTAAAACGATTTCCGCCTCGTTGAGTTTCTATAATAATAAATTTAATGTTGACACACTCGAAGAAAGGCTGTATATTATAATAATGCTAACAGAAACTGTAACAGAAGTAAATCATATCAATTCCGGATTGTTTTCGTTCAAAACTACTCGATCGGCAAGTTTTAGATTTGAAGCTGGAGAATTCACAATGATTGGATTGCCCGGAACCAAGTTGTTTCGAGCCTATTCAATGGTGAGTGGCCCAGGTGAAGACTATTTGGAATTCTTATCAGTTATTGTGCCGGATGGTCCGCTAACGTCAAAGTTAAAAGATATCAAAGTGGGAGACTCTGTAACAGTGGCTCCTAAAGCAACTGGCACACTGTTGGCTGACATACTAACACCTAAAACAAACCTGTGGATGATTGCTACAGGCACAGGTATTGCACCTTTTGTTAGTATCTGTCGAGATCCAGCAACGTATACTAGATTCAACAAAATATTTGTATGTCACACAGTAAGACAACAAGAAGACCTTGCATACAGAGATTTCTTTATGTATCTCACAGCAGGCACAGAAACACCGCGACTGCAATATTTTCCTACCACTACTAGAGACAGTGCATTTCCAAACACAGGAAGAATAACAGATCTCATTGATTCAGGCAAAGTGTTTGAAGCATTGCAGACAGATCCATGGAAACCTGAAACAGATTCTGTTATGATATGTGGCGGACCTGACTTCAACAGACAGATGATCGACACTATGAAACAGGGTGGATGGACTGTGGGATCACACTCTGCCATTGGCAACTTTGTGTACGAAAAAGCATTCGCGGCCTAAACAGCAACAAGGAACTACATCATGAACTCAATCAAAGATCGACCCTCAGGAAAGAAGTGGCTGAAAGCAGAACTGTGGTATTTAAAACTGTGGGACAAACGATGGCCTGTGTGTGGATACAGACTGTGTTGGGTGGTAAAAGGCTACAAGCGAGTTTCGTTGAGCACAGGTATTATGCAAACCAAAATCAATATGCGTATGAAGGATTGGGACAACATTGGTGTCAAAGAAAGATATGACACAGCAGAAGATCAAAGAGTGTTCAACGAAAGAAGAGCTCGAGTTTGGGAAGAGGCTCGAATAGCTCGTATCCAGGTTGAAGCAGAGATGGCAGAGGAACGTAGGACCGGTGTTAGGAAGAAAAAGAAACGCAGGCGTCGTACCAAAGTACAGATGTCTGAAACAAATCTATAACCTAATAGATGCACACTATTAGACTGTGCTTTGTTTATGTGTTATATTGAATTAAATATATTGCAAAGTAAGGAGAGCAATTCATGCCACCTCGTAATCACACTCAATGGCTAAAAGCCCCACAGGTAGAGTCTATCAGTAGCAGATGCTACAACAACTACGAAATATTTGCACAAGAACAAGAACAGATCTTTAGTAAGGTTTGGGTTCCTATATGTCACATTAGTGAAATGTATAAACAAGGAGACTTTAGAACTTCACAGATAGCAGGTGTAAACGTACTTGCATACAACACTGGCAAACGTGTTCATGCATGGCGAAACTATGGAGTTAGTCAACCAAGCGGTACATTTAAAGCACCTGTTGTAACAGTTGAACCTAAACTACACTGTGAAGTAAAGCACGGAGGAATGGTATGGGTAACACTTGATCCTAATCCTACGCAGTCTGTAGATGAATGGACAGCAGGTGCATTTGATTGTATTGCTGATGCTATTGACACAGAAGAACTAGAAGTATTTCATTATCACAAAGCAGTCATCAATACCAATTACAAGTTGTGGCATGATACCAACTCAGAATTTTATCATGACTTCATGCACTACTTCAATCGTGTGTCGGGATTCAATGATGAGTACTTCGCTAGAAAAAATGTTCCTTTTGATAATGGTCATGTCAACGTGTCTAGCTTTACTGTTAACTATACTGAGTATGACGGTTTTGAAGACCGCGGAGAATTATCTTTTCCTAACCTGCCGCCCAACCAGTGGTACATGGTTGACCTATTTCCAGGATTCAATTTTAACCTACGAGGAAGTGCATATCGTTCAGACTCAGTAACTCCACTAGGACCAAACAAAGTACTAATAGAGTTTAGAGGATATGGACTACGCAAAGACACACCAGAAGAAAGATTAACTCGTGTTAACCATCACAACTCAATATGGGGACCGTTTGGACGTAACCTACACGAAGACCTAATAGGAGTGGCTGGGCAAGGAACAACAATGCGTGAAGGCACAGAGAACAGACGTATACTGCATGGTAGACACGAGAACGGAACTATACACGACGAAGTCGGTATGCGACACTATTATACCGAATGGGGGAAGTATCTAAATCTAGATCCATACCGTGCGTAAGAATTGGTATAGATTATTAGATTGGATTAGTCGTGATCACGGTCCTAAACACATGGGGAGGAATTAATGGAAATAGTTTGGCATATTCTGTTAACTGTGTGTTTAGGATCAACCTGCATTGAGCAAGACGTTCAATGGTTTGATACTGAAATAGAATGTGACCAAATGTTGCCTGTGTATTCTAATATACCTATAGACGGAAAATGGGATACGGTAGAATATCAATGTAAGCCTGTTGGATCAGTAGGCACATAATCTTGTTTGGTATTTTTGGTGAATATGGTTATTTTGGTATTATTTGGTCTGGTGCCCCTTGTCCGATTCGAACAGACGACCTACTGATTACAAATCAGTTGCTCTACCAACTGAGCTAAAGGGGCCTTGTATATTAGCAATTATATGTGCATATAAAAGCCGGTTTAAACGTGTTTTAAGCGGCGTACAGTGCTGGTAAACCTTAATCAAGTAATCTACTTTGTTCTCTTTTTACTCTGCTTAATTTTAGCATTATGCACGGTTTTTGATGCCCACCATCTATGTAACACATAAAACCATACACCATTAATAGAAGGTTCTACTAATGCTACTGCTCCTGCTTCCCATAGACTTGCTCCTGTCATAGAGCTTACTACCATCATAGCAATACATATATGACCTAAAGTGTATATCAATGCAAGGAGCAAACTTGATCTTTTAATAAGACCTTTTACGGCTCCTTGTATTCCATGTGTGAATTCTGTTATCATAACTTAATATTATACTTTCTCTGTAGATTTGTCAATCGGTTAAATTTGTAGTAAATATATATCAATTATGAAAAACAGCTTTGAAAATCTGATGACTCGACTTACTATTGTATTATTTCTTTTAATAGTTTTGTTTTCTGTAATTGGGTGTGCTGGTAAAAAAGAAGTTATTACTAAACAACAACCAAACCAAAATATCTATGACGGATCAATTGGCAGAGTACTTGGTTGTATGTTTGCTCCAGACAGTTGTCCAAAAATAAAAAATAAACACCAAGAAGAAGATATTACTAAAGAGTTTGAAGAAATGGATAGTGAATGACAGACTATCGACAGAACAGCCTAGATACAGCCGCACGTGACAGGATATACCATTGCAATGGTCAGTGTGCTCATACCTACAGCATATCACGAAAACATCTCCTTCAGTTCAGGAGAGCTATTGATGTTGGATGTAAAGTAGGTAATTTCACACACGAGCTGTTGCGAGACTTTGAGCAAGTTGAGGCGTTTGATATGAGGAATTGGTTAAGGTGGAGACTGCTTGATAAGGAGCGAGTCAACTTCCATCAAGTGGCATTGGGGGAAGAAAACGGACAAACAGATTACTGGGGAGCATCCACAGGAGTGGTGATGACCAATAAAGAAAAAACAACAGTTGATCTTAGGACGCTAGACAGTTTTAATTTTACTGATGTGGATTACATCAAGATCGATGTTGAGGGAGACGAGCTGGCAGTCCTACAAGGATCAACAGAAACGTTATCAAGATGTAAACCTCTTATTGTGATAGAACAGAACAAAGTGGTAGAGCAAACTAACAAGGGGTTGGAATTCCAAGCACTCGAGTGGCTTACTAAAAATAATTATAAGATTGTGGACTATGACGGAATGGATGATTGGGTATTGACTCATGTTTGATCTTACACTGCCCACACCAATTGAACTTGCGTTTGAACCTATCAATCTTTGCAATGCAAAATGTTTCTGTTGCCCATACACCTATCTAGAAAAAGACAAGGAATACCGAGGCAAGAGGATGTCAGACGAACAAGTTGAATTATTGCTTGAAGATTTTGCAGACGGTATAAAGAAGCACAACATAGATCCTGGCAAAACAATAATAAAACCATGGAGGTATTCAGATCCGTTGGTGTGCCCTAGCCTTGAACTTATTTTTGAAATATGCCAGAGTCACGGTCTCAAGATAAGCCTGACCACAAACGCTGTGAGCTTCGGTGAGAAGAAATGTGACCTAATAGAAAAATACATAGAGACCATAGACAGGATCAACATATCCATTATAGGATACAACAAAGAAGAAATTAGAGAGTGGATGGATCTGGACTGGGACGTTACAAAAGCAAGACTGATGATGATACAGGACAAGTATCCTTCCATTAGTGAGAAGATGAATATTGGTGTTAAGCACAAGATACAAGATCCTGAAAAAAAACACTACACTCCTGTGATCCAGGAAATACAAAGTCTAACACTCGGCAAAGTAAAAAAGAAAACTAACTGGTTAGAGAACAGATTGGTGTACAACAAGTTTGATGAAGATGGGCTAGATTTTAAGATATCTGAAAAACAATTTATAAAAGGCTGTGACATGGTGCATGGAAAGATACTGCGTACACTTGAAGTGCTAGTAGACGGGCAGGTAGTTTTATGCTGTGATGATGCTACAGGACAGACAGACTTTGGTAATGTGTTTGATATTGGTGTTAGTGGTGTTTGGGAAAATGTTTCCCGGTACCACAAATTGATTTACGATACTACCTACAACGACAAGAAGAAAAACATGATGTGCAATACCTGTAGCAGAGCCAAGTTCAAATGGAACGACTCCAACACAGCAGACATACGCAAAGCCAACCAGCAGTTTGTTTAATATTCAAAAGTTAAGTAATCAGTATTTTTAATAATAAGTATGTGTAATGACTATGAACGCATATGACATTAACAATAAAGATTGGCTAAACTTTACCAAGCAACGTCCAATACAGCTATCTACATTCATACGTAATACTGGAACAGTTGATATGACTGCTGTTACTAGCACAACATTGGTGCAGGATTTTATTAATGAGTTTGAGCAGTGGATTAATTCTCATCAGCATATAAAATACCATGGCTTGAATACATTTCCAATTAAAGATGTTATACTAGGAACAACTCATGCAATGGATGATCTACATTGGAAATACAAAAACAATATTGCAGTGTATGAGGGAGAATACAAATATCACGATAGATTGACTAACGGCGATATAAAAAAAATTAAAAGTGCCGACGAATTGATAGAAGGCGAACACGTTATCATTTCTTATCCGTCTTGCATAACAACAGATTTTCATTCAGACTTTCCGCAGTTATTAAAAGTTGCAGAACAAAAAAATATTAGTATACACATAGACGGAGCATGGTTTGGTTGCTGTAGAAATTTTGAGTTAGATGTTAGCAATCCTGTTATTAAATCTGTTTTTGTTTCTATGTCAAAAGGATTTGGTATGGGAGGAAACAGAATTGGAGTACGATGGACTCGAAAACGACAAAACGGACCTGTAACTATAATGAACGAGCACGACTACGTTAACAGATCAGATTGTGTATTAGGATTGCATAGAATAAAAGAATACGGTGCAGACTATTTGTGGAACACATATAAAGACATATACAGCAAAGTTTGTAAGGATTGGAACTTAAAAGAATCCAATGCATTTCATGTTGCAAAAACACAGGATAATAAATTAGTAGGAATTAGGACACCATTAAGATTTTTAATTGACGGTAAGGTAGATGTGCGTGGACTAGATAAATCTCTCAATAAATATGAAAGCAAAGAGTTTAAAAAATGAAAAACTATACTGCATTAAACATACCAACAGATTTGTTGAACGATATTACAACCTTGTGTAAGACACTGTTAGCTGATGCTGAATCTGGTAAACAAGAAATTGTTAATCAAGGTTCTATCTTTAGAATACGTATACACAAAGGTGGGAAGGCCATATGTGATAATCCTGAGCATAACAAATTGTATGACAGTATACAATCTAGGATACCAGAATCTATCCTTAAAATAACAACTGGTGCAATGATGTTGAATCTAAAGCATGGCAGATTTCAAAAAGTACACATTGACAGAGATAGAGAGTGTGCATTGAACATTCCTGTTGTTATACCTGCAGGTACACACCTAGGAGTTTACAGACACGAGTTAAACAACACAATTGATCCAAAGTGGTTAACGATGCACCCAAACGATCAGAATCCAACATTTGATCTAGACGACGAAGGTGAGAAATACGAATTAGGGAAACCTGTGATACTCAATACACGATCTTGGCACTGGGTTGATCACAACTACGATGCTACTAAACCTATACGTAAACTATCCAACGGTATATTTGAAAATGTAAGAAGTATATTGTCCTATGACATTAACTATACTCCATACGAAGAAACTATTGAAATTTTTAGAGACGCCGGATGGCTGTAAATGCAACACACATAACATTTTCAAACAAGTTAGTTGATGCATTAACTAATCTTGGTCAATCAGTACTACACAAACAAGTTGTTGTACAAAAAGTTGAGAAAGAAACTATTAGAGGTCACAATCCTATCACTGGAGAACGAAGTCAAACTGGTCAGTTTGAAAGACACGTGTTGTACAGTAACAACAAAGGGTGGGATGAAAATATTATTACCAGTGGGCTGAACACTTCTATAGATGATGAGTTTGGAGATTTTTTTCGTTCTGAGGTGACTGAAATAAAACTATTCACGTTTGGACCTTATTCTTCTTTGCCTTTGCACATGGACAGGAATAGATCTTATGCTATAAACTTTCCTATTCACATTACCAAACAATCGCAACTATTAATGCACAATATAAAAACATCTGATGCGGAATATCAACTGTATGAAACTTGTAAAGCAGACGGTAGTTGGGATGAAAAAAGAAATGCTATAGAAGACAGGGTTATTAAAGAGTTAACAGAATTTAAAATAAACGGTTGTCATATGATTAACACACGATCGTGGCATACAGTTTTAAACCTATCGCAGGAATCAAGGAGCCAGCTTTCAATTGATTGCTCTAATATTTCTTACGACGCTATGTGTGACAAACTTAAATACTACGGATGGATAAAATGAAATCAAACATTACAATTATAACTCCACCAGAAGGTTGGACTGAAGCTTGGGCTAAACTTGGTATGGATATTATTAATGCTAGAGTCGCCGGGAAACAAAAACAAAAAGACGAAGGATCTATATGGAGGATTCCGTTTCATCATTACGATGCTGATCCAAAAACTGGTAAACATTATCCGGATCTAGATAATCCAGAACACAATGAACGATTCTTAAAACTCATGGACGACACACCATGGGCCAAATACATCAACAAGATTTGTATACTTGAACAAAAACAGAACAGACATATTAGATGTCATAGAGACCGAGACAGAGCGGCCGCTGTAAATGTTCCTATTGCTATGCCAAAAGACATTGACAAGGCTTGGGTTGGTTCATCGTATTGGGAATGGAATAACGATATTGATAGAACAACAAGAATACCTGCAGGAGTTGACGATGGAAAAAATCAATTCCCACCATGGGAACACGAACACAAATGCCATGAGTATAATATGGCAAAACCAATTGTGTTGAACACACACGCATGGCACTGGGTAAGAAATAACACAGCAGAGCTTCGTGCTATTGTTTCGTTGGATGTTTCTATAGATGATATAGATTACGATAAGTTTGTTGATGAACTTATAGAAATGAAATGGATTGATCAAGAAACAATGTATAACGGTATTCGATATTTAGAAGACACTGAAAAATATTGTAAACCAAACCAATCACACAGATTATATAATCCTGATGAACACCAAGGTGGAGTAGAACTGTTTTAATATGGAACCTATGTATCAATACTTAGATGCTGTTTTAAAAAAAGATAAAGGCTTTACTCCTAAAAAGATTTTAGATATCGGTGCATGGAATGGCTTTTGGACAATTAACTGTAAAAATATCTGGCCTGACGCACATTATACTTGTATTGAAGCAGGACAAAAGCATTCTAAAAATTTAGAACTTGTTGCAAACGAACATTACATTGAAGTACTTGGTGACACAAACAAAACAACAACAATGTACCTTAACCATAGAATTAAACCCAATGGCAAAGTAAAACCTATATACTCAAAAGGTGCTAACATTTTTGGCGGGTATGAGCATAGCGAACAACGAGAAATGAAAACACTTGCGTCTGTTGTTGGTACTGATGCTAGATACGATCTTATTAAACAAGATGTGCAAGGTGCTGAAATAAAAATTATACAAGGATCAATTGATATATTTCAAAGAGCAAACTATGTTATCAATGAAGTAAACATTGATAAAGTTAATAAATTATTGCCTAGCTTTGATGAGATGAATGCATACATGAGCAATATTGGTTTTTCTAAATACGAAATTATTGCAGAACATCCAGAACCTAACAGACAATACGACGTATTGTATTACAAATAAAATGTTTAAAATAATAATAGTTGCATACCTAATAGGAAACGGTACTTTATATGGTCATCACGAATTTACTTCTGCATTAACTTTTAACACACTTAACGATTGCAAGGCTGTGTTAACTAAGAAAAATAACGACAACGGATATGTTGTTGTGCAAGATTTTATAATTCAACAAAAATATCTATACGACTGGGTTCATGCAGAATGCACGAATGACAATCGCGATGTATCCTATAAGATAGAACCAGGAACTGATACCTAATTACTTTTTATTGGCTATTAAGTTACAGTTTTCTTTGTTAGCTTTTAGGCCTTCGTTCTTACTATACAACCAAACATAGCTGTAAGCAATTTGCCCATCGTTTGTTTCAGCACACTTCTTACCAAAGCTAACTGCTGGTGTATTCAAGTGTCCACTGCAACCTACTAATAAGAATGTTGCTGTTAATAAAGTTATAACTGTTTTCATAATCATATTTATAATATAGTACTATTTCCAATTTTCGTCAACTAAAATCAGATAAGTATAAGAAAAGGAGATACTATGTTTATAACAATAGGATTTGTTGTTGGTTTTATCGCAGGATGGTGGATCAACGAAAAAGTAGAAAATTTAGCAGATAGAGTAAATCCGTTAAATTGGTTTAATAAGAAAAAGAAATAGGTGTAACATGAAGTCTTTAAAGAACGTATGGAATATTATCGTCAACTCTGTTGTAAATTCATATCTTCCGGAGAAGGAAAAGGTATTAGTACTAACAGAAGAGATGCTGGTAAAACCAAAAGCTAAGATTAAAGCTAAGACTCCTAAGTATTTGTCGGGGCAAGGACAAAAGAAAAAAATGAAGATTAAAGCACCTACCAAAAGAAAATAGAAGCAACCAACACATGGGTAAAATGTTTATTATTGTTATACTCATGCTGTTGGCTAGCTGTGGTCATGTGAAATCATCTGACCCTAATGAATACTTCGTAAACGAACACAGTCAATTACATTTCCAGGTCTTTATGCAGAACCGAGAGTTAATTGATATTAAGCTACACATTGAAGAACTAATACATCAACTATCGTACATCACTATTAAAAAAAGAAGAAACCTTGTACAAGAAGAGTTGGTGGAAAGAAAAATTCGTAAAAAACAAGTTGAAGACGAGATTAAATTTAAAACTGAATTGATGTTATATTTAGAAAAAGAATTTGGGGTGACCTGTTTGCAATGTAAATAGTGATATGAAAGTTGCTATTGCTATAGATTCCGCACATCGAGATGTTTATTCAAACAAACTATTAGAATTTGCTAAAGGTGTAGAGGTAGTAGGAGATCAAGCTGTTGTTGTAAAAGGTGTTCCGGATGCTGAAGACTTTGATACTGCTGTAATGTATGGCAGTTGGAAAGAATGGCGAGGTGCTCCTCATCACACTATTAAAAAACAAATAGCTCAAAATTTTAAAAAGTATGTACAGTTAGAAACTCCTGTTATTGGTAGAGGAGTTCGAGGCATAAACCATCAATACTTAAGAGTAGGAGTAAACGGATTTCTTTGGGACACAACAGAATGGGGATTTGAACACATGGATCCTAACCGTTATCTTCAAGTATTTAAAGACACAGGGTACGACATTAATACTGAATGGAAAGTAGACGGAGAAAACATTGTTATCATGATGCAGAATCCTGGAGATGCAAGTCTACGAGGAACAGATATTTTTGAATGGTGTTACAATACTGTTAAAGAAATTAGAATACGTACAACAAGACCTATAATAGTAAGACCACATCCACTACCACGTAAAGGTATGGATGCATTAACATCTAGGTTACTAGAGTTTGAGAACTTAACGATTGTAGAAAACGAACTTCCAGATAACTTAAGACCACTAGAAGAAGATTTTAAAGATGCTTATTGTGTTGTTTCTTTTTCATCCGGATCGGCTGTTGATGCTGTGTTGGCCGGTGTGCCTAACATTGCTTTAGATTCAGGCAACATGGCTTGGTTGGTTAGTAAACACTCTTTAGATAATATTGAATATGAAAGATATATTAGCGATAGAAAAGAATGGATGCAAAAAATATCTCACTGTCAATGGAACGTTGAAGAATTAGAAAACGGTGAATGCTGGAAACACATTAAGCGATCACTTCAGATAATATAAAAATTATTGAACTACACGAACTGCGGCTTGATACATACAGGATCTTGTAATAGGTTCTACTTTTCTATTATATTCTTTGAGCCATTCGTTGAGAGCTTTCCATTCATGCATGGGCCAGTTAGACATTTTAGTTGATAGTCTAAAGTTTGCCAGTTCATCGAACACTATAATAGTGCCGGGTACTATTCTTTTGTTGAGTGTGTTTAAAACATATATTGCACTTGAATACAAATCAGAATCAATATGTAGATATGCAATATTGCCAGGATGATTTGCACACCATGGCTCTACTGTATCATTGAACCAACCTTTCCACAGTTTAACGTTAGAATCAAATTTAGGCATTGGTACTGCCATAGCACCTTTATCAAATGTTTCTGCTATTACACTCCATTGCTCCGGAAGACCTTCCCAGCTATCAAATCCGTGTATCTCCTGTCCGGGCTTTTGTTCTAGCAACCAACCTATTGAGGTTCCACCTCTTACTCCAAACTCCATCCAGTATCCTGGTTGGTCTACATAACTGACTACGTGTTTCTGCCATTTTATTCGAGTGCCTATCACATCAAACTTGTCAGGGTTACCTTCAAATATAGGATCAACCTCAGCAAATGCATCTAACAGTGCAAGTTCGTCTTTGTCTGGCTGGGTATATTTTTTTAGTTGATTAGGTAGTTGGACTTTTAAACGTGCTTTAGATTTAACTAACCTAATTGGTTTAACCATCTTTAGCTCTATAACTCTTCTATAATTCCTATAAACTCTGCAACAGCAAGAAAAATTGCCAGCATTACTACTGATCCAGTAACCGCGGCTACTAAACATCCTGCTAAACGCACAACACTTTTGATAAGACTTGTATAAAAATGAAACCTGCTTGGATCTTTTGCGGCCGGAATTAATACTCTTTCTGGAATTGGCATTATCTTTTCTCCACAATTTCGTCTGCTAATCCGTACTCAACAGATTCTTTTGCAGTCATAAACTTATCTCGTTCCATGTCGTCTTTTAATTTTTCTAGTGTTTGTCCAGTGTGCTTGTGATAAATTTCTGTTAGGACTTTCTTCCAACGCAACAATTCGTCTGCTTGAATCTGTACATCAGTTGCTTGTCCTCTGGCACCACCTAGCGGTTGGTGTATCATGTGTCTTGAGTTTGGCAACACAAATCGTTTGCCTTTGGTCCCAGACGATGCTAACACAGATCCCATTGAGCAGGCTTGTCCTATAACTATGGTTCTAATATCACATTTGATATACTGCATGGTATCGTATATTGCCATACCTGCTGTAACTAATCCGCCTGGCGAATTAATGTACACTGTAATATCTTGTTCTGGTTTTTGTGACTCTAAGAATAATAATTGAGCACACATAACAGACGACATATGGTCTTCGACTACACCATCCATTACAATAATTCTATCTTTCATTAAACGAGAAAAGATATCATAACTTCTCTCGCCTTTACTTGTTTGTTCTATAACAATAGGGACTAAATTTTTCATATTCTTATTGTACGTTTTATACAAAGAAAAGTCAACCATTATGTATGGATTAATTGATCGGTAATCAATTATTAAATAATATTATATGAAATGGTTAGTTTTTGCTCTCTTAATGTTTCCAAACGGAACAGAACAAACGTTCTACGCGACTGATCAATTATACGATTCTAGACAACAGTGTATACAAGATTTGCAAACCAGACCTACAGATTTTGCATCCGGTTTATATTACTACTTAGAATTAATGTACGGAGCAAATCACGGTATCAAAGTATCAACTATTGATTGCGGTCCAGAAGACAAAGTTAAAATTACTCCACCGGGTACTAGTTTATAGTCCCATCATATCTCTAATATTAGGCTCTATCATTTCTCTGCCCCATTGTGGAGTCATTGTTATTCTAACTTCACATTTAGTAATACCTTCTACAGTAGATACCTCTTGGATTATGTCTTGAGGTATTATGTCTGCGGCTGGGCAGAATGCTGATGTTAAACTCATCAGCACCCATACCGCATTGTCTTTTGTAATTTTTACATCGTAAACTAAACCTAAGTTGTATATGTCTACTGATATCTCCGGGTCGTATACTCGTTGTAGAGCTTCTTTAACTTTTTCAATATATTTTATTTTTGCTTCGGTGTTGTCTTCAATGTCTTTTAAGTCGCAAGATAGATGAGGGTCTACAGCCGGGCTACCCGGAGAGTTCATCATATCATCAGTTGTTTCAATCATATAATATTTTATCCAAATCTGGTGCTGTATATCTTGCACCTTTTATAACTTTACCTTTATCATTATACACTGGCTTTCCTGATTCGTCAAGTTTAGTCATATTGGAATTTTGCACTTCTTCAAAGCATTTGTCTAGATTAATACCAAATGCGTGGCCGGCACCGTAAGTAACATACAAAATATCAGTAAGTGCGTCTGCAACATCTACTAGTGTTCCTGTTGACATTGCTTCTTCTAGCTCATTTAGTTCTTCTCTAATCAAATCTACCCGGAGGTCTTGAGTCTCTCCTTTGGGCCAACTGGGCCTATCTTTGACTTCTTGCTTCATGCTTCTCATAAAGTTTTCTACTAATTCAAAATTTGATGCGTACATATTATCTTTCTCCTAAGTTAAAATTGGTGGTGCCCCCAGCGAGATTCGAACTCGCACGGCCTATGGCCCACGGATTTTAAGTCCGTTATGTCTACCATTCCATCACAGGGGCAATTCATTAACGGTCTTCTAGTACTAGATGTCTTCCATCTAGGTTGTAACCGGCAGTATTGAGATACATTTCAAATGCTTTTAGCATCTGCGGAATTGTTGCATCTTCGTCTACCACAACTTCATGATAGTACTTGCCGGGGTCTTGCTTTGATTCGGGGTGGCATATAAACCTATGTCCAATCCTTATGTCTTCTACTTTCATACATCTTCTCCGTTGTTAATTGGCCTGCCCTGAGAGATTCGAACTCCCGACCCACGGCTTAGAAGGCCGTTGCTCTGTCCAGCTGAGCTAAGGGCAGTTACTGAATAATCTTGCTTTGTCTTTTGAGTTTTAACAGTTTACGCAAGGCTACTCTTAAATCTTTCTGTATAGTTGGATCTTTGGTTGCTTCTCGTAGGCGTGTCTCATCTAGATAGGGTAGTACATTGGAGGCAAATTTGTTAACCATGTTAGTGTAGTCTTCTTCTGAATAGATTAATTTATTTTTGTTGTTGTTACTACTAAACGGCCACATAACTAAATCCTCATACGTGGAAGAGGTCCTGGTGGCTAATTATTGCACTTACCCGAGTAATTGGACCAGAACCCCTTGTGGTGCAACACTTTTAATTGCAGGCAGTGTCACTCAACCTGTAAGTGATTGACCGTGGATCACTGCGGGTCTATTAAGGAACCACCCTTAGGCTTCTCTGTGTTGATTGTCGAGTCGCCTATTCAATTTCTTATTATATGTAGTATAACACAACTACAAAGTGTGTCAACAAGAAAATGCTATTTTTGTTAAATAATTTTTCCTAGGAGAAAGTGAAGTCAACCAATAGTTGTTTCTATTCTAACAGTTCGTGTATGCCATAGTATAAGAAGTACACTGCCATCAGTGCAAACAACCATCTGGATGTTTTAAATATTTTTGCAACAGGTATCTTCTGTATTCGTTTGGAAACTGTGTAACCAACCAAACCTAACGCACCTAATCCAATCACTGCACCTAATCCAATGCTGGTCAGAGATGCGCCTGCAACATACAGAGCCAACAAGAATGCTACTATCTCTGCACCTTCTCTGAACACTGTGAGGTACACTATCACTGCTAGAGCCAGCACTGTGCCTTTGACTTGGTTGTTGGTCAGGGTGTGTTTGATGTTGTGCAGATGCTGTGATGCTCCATGACAGAACCAGGCAGTCCAGAATAGCAGAGCTGATGCCACTAGAGATGTGTAGGCTTCCACACGATCAAAATCTTTTTGTATGTATTCAATGGCAAAGTAGCCGAGTGTGATTGATGATGCTATTGCAAGTAGTGTGCTGAGTGTCAGTGCGAGTCGTTGTCTTGTGTTGGTTGTGAGCATCCACGTGGCTTGAATTATGAGGAATGCTTCTAGACCTTCTCTAAACCATATGAAAGAGGTGGCCGCGAGTGATGTTATCATTGTGTTCCTTTGTTACGTTTAACAAGAACAGTATTTAGTTGTTTATGTGCTGAGTCCCGGGGTGGTTGGTGCTGAGGGCTGTCGTGGTTGTTCCAGTGGTGCTAGACCTTGTGAACTCATGAACTCGTCGAGTCTATCTGTTTGCACACAGAATATCTGAGCAATCTCTTTGGGTCTGCCATACTTGTCTGCTAGGATTTCATGAAAGTCTGCAATGTTGGCCTGCACATACATCTGACAGTTGGGTATGTCGGTAAATTTGGGTTCACCTATCACAAAGGCTTCTCGGCCTTCAATGCCAGGTTCTGTCATAAGGAATATGACCATTAGAAACGTTTTAATCATGAGTGAGTTCCTCTGCTAACTTGTTGTGCTTTTATTTAGTGCGACAGTGTTACAGTGTGAGAGTGTTGGCTTCAAACCATTCTTCGATGCTGTGTAGCACTGCTCGATTCAATCGTGCTGACTGAGGAGCAGAGTTTATCATGATGCTGAGGTCTATCTTGTCTGTGTCGGTGCTTCGATTCTCCACCCAGTGATTGCGACAGTGATCAAACAGATACACACGACCTGGACGAGTATCCAATCGACCCACACCGTCCACTCGAAAATCACAGTCCACTGGCCACTGCACAGAGAAACGTGACTTTCTCAGCGACGATCCTTTAGGCGGCGTTTTCATGTGTTGCACATCGTTGTGACGACCCACTGTGCCACCTGGTCTCACAATGCTGACAAACTCATAGTGAGCATTGCGTGCCTCTGTGTGTGGTCGAGCATTCTCTGAATACACTGTGTACAGTTCTTTGAGTGCAGGTCCACGAGCAGAATCAGGCAGAGGCAGTTTGTAACGCAGATGATCTGTGCCGTGATCTCCAGGTTCAGACTTCCATTGATTCACATTGTTGTAGGTGTATTCCAACACTTCCACAATCACAGCTGATGCTAGATCCTGTTCTATCGGCAGAGACCATTTGTTTATCTTGCCATCTGAATTCACTATTGAGTGCAGAGGATTGGATTGACGATGATATATGTGTGTGAGAAGCTGTTCCATAGCAATATTTAATGCAGATGTGAACCGAGTATTAGTTTGTGTTAAAAAAATTGCTGTGTAAAAATTTTAGATCTGAGAAACACCCAGAGCAGGTCACTTTTTGCTCTGTCTCAGTTGTTTTTGCAGTTTGTCTATCTGTCGAGTCAGTCGTTCTTTGGATTGAAGAGCTTGACGTTGTAGCTCTGCCACAGTGAGTCGGTGCTGATGCTGTTGCTGTTGGCGTTGTAGCAGATTGGTTCGTTTGGCTATTTCTTTGGCTCCAAACTCAATCCAGTAGTACTCACCAGGGTTGTCTGTGGTCACAGCATTCAGATCAATGCAGATCAATTGATCCTGATGCACGAACATATTGTTGGCATTCAGATCATGATGAGCAATGTGAGTGTGATGCTCTATGTTGTGTTGTAGCACATGAGTCACAAATGTGAAATACATCAGTTGCAGTTGTTGGGTCTGTGCAATCTTTTCCTGGATGCTCTTCCCATGCCAAAGACTCTCAGACCACACAGCATGACCCGGTGCTCGTGCCATGATCAGACTGTCCTCACTGCACTCTATCACTCGGGGAAAATGCCTGTGACGAGCTGAAAACTGATTGAGAGTGTGTTGCCACTGTGCATGATCCTGCAGGAGAAACTTGTAGCCAGGTTTGAACTGTTTGATGATTCTATCACCGTCTTGAGTCACTGTGGCTTGATGAGTGTCTTTTATGAGTTTCATAGCTGAGCAACTCCCATGATGGTCAGTATCAGCAACACAAACACACAGAACATAGGATACACTGCTTTGAGATCTGTGTAGTCCACATTCCTGCACATAATCCACTGTTTGCACACTCTGACACACACAACCAGCATGGCCAGTGGTCCTAGTATGAATATGCACATGATACAGGCTAGTACACCTGCTAGAGCTTGAACAACTCGTATCACCATACGTATATGCCCAGATAGATGCTTACTGCTATTACTGTGAGCCAAAATGCTAGATTGAACATACGAATACTTATAGCGGTTCACACAGTGCATACACAGATTCGGTATGGCACAGTGTAAAAAACTGCTGTGCATTTTTTTTAATATGGGGGTATTTTATCGGCCACCAGGTCCTTTTGCCACCATGGGCCGTTGCCTTTTCCAAAAAAACACTTTTAAATCAAATTACTATGCGACCGGGGTGGTAATTTCTTTTCTGAAAATGATTATGCGACCAGGCGATTTGTAAAGTCTTTCAACTCTGCAAAGCCTACGCCACACACGATGTGAGCTGTGTCATCCTCTGCTACTAGCACATCACCCACTGATACTGAGTGCATTGGGTTCAGTCTTTCAATAGCAGACTCTGGTCCTACATTGCCTACCTCAAAACAAGCATCTAGATCTGTCACTGCGAGGTTGGCCACGTGCGAGTATATGCTTGGGTCAGTCACTGTGGGTGCATCATCATCTGACAGTCTGATACGAAACATTGAATCAAACAGAGCCTGCTGTGCCGCTGTGGCTGTGCCTGCATTGATGGCATCTCTGTCTGCTTTGGTAACTCTGATTTGATATAGTTTATACATGGTCATCTCCCTTTGTTTATAGTTTAATAATAGCATCTATTACCAAATGGTCAACCGGTTTGTGTGTGAAAAGTGACGAATCATTGCTGTTGATATTGCTGTTAAGGAAGCAATGACTCGCCAAGTGTTCCGAAGGGAGTCGGAATTCTGTGTGTTTACTGACCTTTCATGCAGGTGGATCGAGCCAGGTCCTGATATCGATCCGGAGCCATCTTCCATAGATCCGCAATCTTCAGCACCATTCTCAGTGATATCTCACGAAGAGAACTCTTGTTGTCTGCGATGAACTGCACCAGCTCTGTCTGTGTGTTCTGATCCATGTGGTATTTGTCCAGCATACCCGCACCACATATCTGCTTGATACGAAGCATACGATCTCGCATGGAGTCTATGGTTAGATCCAGGTAATGACATCTGCTCTGTAGAGCTTCTAGATGATCCTGTAGCTTCTTGGATCTCACATGATCGAACTTCACATTGGTAATGAAGATGACACCACCGTTGAATTCAAATGAATTGGGCACACCTTCTGAGTGTAGTATTCTGCTCTCTGTGTTCCAGTGAAGCATTCTTTTACGACCTGTGTCCAGTGCGGCCTTCAGCAGGTTCAGTGCAAGGTCATCATACAGTATGGCATCACAGTCATCAAAGCAGACCACGTGTCCTCGATCCGCGTGTTCGTAGAGCTTCTTGTAGAGTCCTACCGGGCTCATGGCACCCTTGACCACTTCGAACTTTCGCTTGTTTCCAGCAATATCATCGAAGGTGGAGTGCTTCTCCAGTGTGGTCTCCACTCCGTAGGATTTACCAATACCGGGCGGTCCAGACACAAT